TTATAAGATTTTATAGCATTATTCAAGTAAATCAAACACACTCTATAAATTAAATCTTTATAGGCTCTTGCCTGTTCTTTTATGTGTGGCTCATTATCATCAGAATAACCACATATTTTGTCAGTTAATTGTTTTGCCCAAAACTCAGGAGGATGTCCTCCGTAGTTAGAAGTGGAAACTTCAACTAATCCTAGCTCTGGTAAACCCTCTGGGGTTATTTTATCTACCATTTTTTAGGATCTCCTGCTTTAGACTCCTTGAGATGGCTATCGTATCTATCCATATACATTACTTTTTGTTCTTGTTCGCCCCTTTCTATTTGGCTTTTATTAAATACACGTAGTTTGTTTTCATCATCATGGACAATTACTTTAGGATCATCTAAACGATGATAGCCATATAATTTATCTTCTACGGGGATTGATGTATCTAATAATGTAGAAGAATTAGCCACTTCTACTGACACACCTTCGTTTTGGCATTTAGACAGCCAAAATTCCACACATCCTCTACCAGCCTCTGCAAAATTAAGGTTTCCTGTATAGGTAAAATCAACACCAAACATTTTCAAGCACCCAACCTTGTTCCAAAGGGCAAAAGCTATAGCATAAGCGACTGTATTGTTTAAATAGTAACAATTTAAGTCTCTAACCACTTCTTCTACTGGAAATAAGACTAAACCAGGTGCGCGCTCGTCTAGTTCGCATGTATATATTGGTCCTTCATGCGTTTTTAGAATCTTTTTCATTGATTCTGTTTGTCCACCAGCGTCTTCACTGTCAAAAAAACGACTCGCTGGGTCTAACATAAAGATTCTGTCGTGAAATATGACGTCAGCTACGGCATTTATTGCCCAAACTTCGTCAAAATGTACTCCATGTGATTTTGCAAGATTATAATCAAACCAACTTCGGCCCATGCCTACTATGGCGACTGTCTTGCCTTCAAGTTTCTTGATAGGCTTCATACTTTCTCCTTTTATTTAACTTACACTAGAACGAAGCGAGTCGTAGCGATATTCATCGCGCCTTCCCCTAGCTTCTGCTCTATTTTTCAATCTAGCTATATCTTGTTGGAATCTAGTTTCGTAAGTGTTGAGTAAATCTGGTTCACCCTTCATAAAAGTATAAGCTTCAATTAATGAGCCATATAACAAAGCATCTCTGGCATTTTGTGAAAGCCAAGTCCCTGCGGTAACAGTAACTAAACTGGCAGGTCTATAAAGATAATGCAGCTCGACTGAATAATCAGCGTCTGGTAATGGCGCAACCACGATAGTAGTTCCAGCACTTGTAGAAGTGTTGTATTCCTTATCAAAGTCAGCGTAGTATAAAGGCAGTCCTCTCAGACTGGTATCAGTTATATCAGGAGTATATTCCTGCATAAAACTGGGGTGTTTTTTTTGCAAAAATTGATAATCACTAGAACTATCAATTACTGCTAATGAAAAACTCAAAATAAAATCCGTTGGACACGTTAAGAAACGACTTCCTGTAGATAAATTACCTGTAACATTTTTTCTAAAAAAATCTGACTGTACCAAGTTAAATATACGGTCTTCAGCATTTTTAATAAAGTCAGGAATCGTAGTATTAAACGTAGATTCGTTATTATCTGTAAAATTTTGAATTAATGTATATAACTCGCTATAAGTCATGTGTTAATTGTAACGCTTCCTAATGAAGCTGTCATTTTTGTTATTGTGAAGTTAGAACCTAGTGTTGATGGATTCATAAAATCAGCTTGAAATATAGAACTACTGGTTACTACTACAAATCCCTCACCTACTTCTAAATCATTATTAGGTCTTGGATTGTATAAAGCTTCCGAGTCTGTAACTACAGGTGTTGGATTAAGTTGAGGAGCTTTAGGCTCAAAACATTCTGGACATGTCTTTAAGTTGTTCCATTCTTTTCTTAAATCGTTAAGTTTGTATTCAAACCCACAACGATCACATAAACCTAAAGCAAATTTACCTAAAGCGTAAGCCATTAATAACTACTTCTCATAGATGGTTTTAAACGGAAAGATGCTCTGTCCTCATCCTGGTCAGCAGCTCTTTGAAACTCTTCTTCGTACATACCTTTAAGTAGTTGCGTTTTTTCTGGCGCTCTTTTTACAGAAAGGTAATAAGCCAAACCAGCAGCAAAACAAGGATAAAAACGAAACGGCATATCCATTGTATTGATTGCAGTATCTGCATCATCCATTCTAACTAATTTATTAAATACCAATATATCTGTAGAGTTTTCAGAAGCAGGCCATATTTTTATAGCTGGCGTTATTGTTTTATCAAAAAAGAATTGAGATGGTCTACCTTTGGTAGTTTTAGTAGGTATGTTTAAATATTCAGAACGACTTATTCTGCTTATATTGATGTCATTGTCTACACTATTTGTTGTACGACGTACGACCATATCTAATATATCTATTACATTAGTGTTAAGTGAGTAAGAACTGGTGCCTTCTGTTAACGTCTGCGTAGTTTGTTCTATAGTCCATTGGTTTAAACCTCTGTTAGCCCATTCAGCTAACATAATATTTATAGATCTTTTTGCTGTAACAAGATCATATCCTGTACGCAGTTCTAGTCCACAACGTTCAAATGCCTCTTCTATAAACTCAGTTACATTCGGTTCAAAATTTGTACTGTTTGATGTTGCCATTACTCGTCCTCTGCGTATAGGTTATCAAAAATTCTATTTACATCCAACGTATAGTCTAAATCAGACTTTGAATAATGTATATGTGCAGATGGCTTAAAATCAGGTGCGCCAGAGCCTGTTTCAAACCAAGCTGGGTGTGTGACTCTTACGCGATTGTTAGGTAGTGCAACTATATTGCCAGTCCATTCTCCAGCGTCTAATAATTCTAATACGTGACTTTGTTTATGTTGAGCAGGATCATCAGCTATTTCATTTTCTGCATAATCTACAGTAAACATGTATTTAGCTGGATATAAGTTACCATCAATCTTAGCCATCCAAGGACAAGGTGTAGCTCTATCTATAACGTAAACCGAGTGATGATGTGAAGAACAATCCCAAGGCTGGGCATCGTGAACAGCCATTGGTTCAGGCCATTCAGAAAAAGGTGTATCGCCTACAAGTGCAGTAATTGGCATCCTAGCCCACATAGCTCCACCATGTACTGTATCCTCTTCTTCACCTTCAGCTTCTATACCTGTAAAAATTACTTGAAAGCTTAAACAGCGACATGGCATTGTTGTAACAGCAACAACCATAGCGTGTAAAAACTCGCCATGATATTTTTCGTGATTATGAGTGTATTCTTTCCTAACCCAGCATTTAAAATGTGGGATGTTGCTTTGTAGATAAGCCACGTTTAAGGCTTACTAAGTTTGCCGCCCTTCGCGTATCCTTTAGATTTCATAGGACCGCCTTTTTTCATTCCTTTAGATTTCATCATGCCGCCGTTACGCATGCCTTTGGACTTTATAACACCGCCATTTTTCATGCCTTTAGATTTTACAGAGCCACCTTTGGCATAACCTTTAGTTCTTTTAAACATACAAAACCTCTATTTTTTAGTATTTTTCTTTTTAGCAGGAGTTTTTTTAACAGTTGCTTTTTTCTTAGGCATGTTTAAATAAATCCTGGTTTCCTCTACTGGCTCATCAGGTCTTACTTTAGCATTTTGTCTAGCCTTCATTTTGGCTTCCATTTTTTTATCTGCTGTTACTTTTTTTGTTGCCATATTTTTTCTCTAACTTATAGTCGTTACTTTACGACGATTGTTCATAACTTTACCACAGCCTTTAGCTATAAAACCACCGTTTTTCTTTTTGATGCGGTTTTGATTTGATATGCTACTCATAAGTCCGCCTTCAGATTTTTTTGTTCTACCATCTTTCCAACTAATTGCCTTTGGTCCTGTTTTCTTTTTAGCTGCTGACGTGCATTGTGCTTTTGTAGGTCTACATGCTGGATAAGGTCTGTCGCTTCCTTTTTTAGACTTTCTACCGCAAGGTTTACCTGTCTTGCAATCTACCCATCCAGTACCATCGTTTTTAGAAAACCAATCTCTAAGTGTTTCTTTCTTAGCCATTATCTTAATCTGTTAGACATAACAATACCTTGTCCGCGTATGCTTACTAAACCGCCTGTAGATTTTTTTTGTCTACTACTTTTGCCCCAATTAGCTGCACCTTTTTTTCGGCATTGAACTAAAGCACCAGAAGCGTAAGCTGATGGCCAAGAGTCTTTATAAGCCGCTTTTACTTTATGGTAACAAGCGTCTTTTTTGGTTTTGTTTTTTTTCTTAGCCACTAACAATCCCAGTCTTTTCTGGCCCAATAATTAGCGCTACATCTATCTGTAGTACCACTTATCCCGCCACTTCTAGCGCAATAAGATTTTTTTCTTGATTTGGTACCTTTGTGCATACCAAGTTTTGCATCACCAAAGGTTATACGTTTGACTCTAGAACTTTCGCTGCTGCAATTTTTGACAAAGACTTCTTTACGTTTTTTGCCATAACCAGGGCTACCTTTTGAGATAGCCCTTGGTTTGTTCAGAGACACTGTCTTACCTCTGTATTCAGCCATGCTCTTACCTAGCTGTAATCTTTAATTAAAGTCAAAACTATAACGTAAGAATCTCCACTTGAGGCACCTGTCGTAGTCAACTTGATGTCTCCTGTTTTGCCAGAAGCCGCAGCAGTATTTTGTATACCGCCAAAGCCTGTAAAGTCTTCGTCCGTCGTATAGTCTGAATTAAGATCCCAACAAATAGTATTGGTAGTTGCATGCCATAAAAGTTTGACACTCATGCCAAAAGTTGAATAAACAATCTTTCCAAGCTTTACGCCTGTACAAGTTTGGCCATTGGCACTGTTAGCAGCTAAAGCACTAACATCTACTTTTGTGACTGCGCTTTCACCAGTACCATCTGATGTGTTAGTCAACTGTAAAACAGCTATTCTATCGCCATCCTGTATTGTTGTTGATGTTACTGCATCTGCCATTGTTTACTCCTATCTTTCGACTGCTGCTACTACGTAGTCAATAGTCATAGTTTTTGCTGCTGCTTCACCATTTTGTATACCGAATGAAACTGTTAGTTCTTCATCGGTTACTAAGTTAGTGTTAGCTACAGCTACAGGTTCTGCATTATTTATTGAGTAGTATACTTTTGAAGTATCAGGATCAATAAACCAAGTAGTTACGATAAACGTATCGTCAGCAATTGTTGCTACATCTGATGTAGTAGTTGCAGAATTATCTTTTTCAACTAAGAAATCAAGACCTGTACCGCCGTCTGCTTTAAGGAAGAAAACACCATCAGTTGTATCAAGAGGTGTGGTATCTGTAATACCAAGACCTATAACAAAGTCAGATTGTGTAGCATCGCTTACTTTGAATCTAGCAGAGAAGTATGCTCTTTTGCTTGTACTTAATTTAAATCCTTCACCTTTAAGTTGTAAAAAGTCTAAATCATTATCACCAGCAGCGTTTGTAAGCAATAAAGCTCCGCCTGCGGATGAAGTTACAGCTTCAGTAGCACTACCTGTACCAGCTTCAGTTGTTGTTATCGTCCAATCACCAGAGTTATAAGTGAAAAAATCATTTTGGTACATGTAGTACGTTTGATCTGATGGATATGGAGCGAACATAGGTAGGTCTTTCTTATGCTTGGAAGCAACAGTATTACCCGCCCATAGTATTAAGTTTTGAAAATGTGGATTAGCCATTATGAACTCCTTATATTTGTATTAATGGAAACCGTAAACGGTCCTCATCAAGCTAATTAAACATATTTATATCATATATGCTATTTTTGAAAAGATAAAGAAAAAAAAAGGGAGCCTAAGCCCCCTTTCCTTTTATAGAGTTTACGCTCCTTGAGAACCGTATACAGCTCTAAAGTTAGAATATCCAAATGAATATCTTTCTCTAGCCTTGTATCTCATGTTACCAGTGTCGAAATCTCCCTCTAATGCCGTAGACATTGGTGATCT